TTATTTTGTATTTTCTTCACCATAAAAAACTTCATTCATCTTATTGGCAGCTTCCTGATCAGCGGACCTTAAAGCATGTCCGTAAGTGTCCATTGTAATTCTTATGTCAGAGTGCCCTAATCGTTCTGAAATGATTTTAGCGTGAATTCCTTGATTAATTAGCGTGGTGGCAGATGTATGCCTTAAATCGTGTAATCTTATAAAACGAACATCAGCTTTCTTTGTAAAACGTCTCCACCATGTGGTGGGGGTAGTTGGATAAAAGTGCTTACCAAATTCATTGCAAAAGATGAATTCACGATCCTTTTCTTCCCATAATTCTCCGGCTTTTAATTTTTCCTTCACCCATCTTAATCTATGTTCATTTAATTCTATGAGTACGGACTTAGGTAATGAAATAACTCGCTTAGAAGTATTTGATTTGGGTTCCTTTAATACAGGGCGCCCCTTTTCACCTCGTCCAATCACTTGTACAACCTCTAGAGTACCTTCTTCGAAATTAATATGATCCCACTCAAGCCCGAGCAACTCACCGCGTCTCATCCCACAAGCTAACGCTAAGGAAAGAAAGACCCTCCAATGCCTAGGTTGTGTTTTGGCAATATCAAACAGCTGTTTCACTTCATTAGGTTCGTAGACGTTTACTTTCCTCTTAGCTTGTGTTTTGGGGCGTTGGACTGTTACTACGGGGTTTTTTATGATCAGTTCCCAATCAGCGGCTCTTTGAAGAACATTCCGTAGGACTCTGTACACATATTGAATTGTTCCTTGGGATAGTGTCGTAGTTTTTTCTAGATCACTAATAAAATTAACGATATGAATCGGTTTTATTTGATCAATGTGTTGATCCCCAAAGGTGGGGAGGATGTGGTTCTTTAAATGCCCTTTATATACATCAAGCGTTTGGGGGCTTAGGTTGTTCTTGGCATACTTCTGTGCCCAGTCTTCTATGAAATCCTTGAACCTCGTTTTCCCGGGAGTGATGTACTGTCCAGTTTCAACCTCCATTTTAAACTTCACTAACTCCTCGTTTAGGTGGTTTTCAAGCTTTCTTTTTGTCTTAAGTAAAGCATCCTCTACACGAATAGTTCTCCGCTTTCTTTTTCTCCGACCCTTACCGTCGTAACCTAATTCGACAGTAAGTAGAAACGAATTATGACCACGCTGCTCGTAACTACTCATATTTATCTCCTCCTATCTATAGCTTAATAACTAACTGACCAGATATTGGTACAACTTGAGCGCCTTCTGATTTGTTCCAGCCGTTCTTCACAAAGTTCGTAAGAAACCTTGAAGTCGAATGCCCAACGTTCTAAAAGTTCAGGGTCATTCAAGTCATACCGCTTTATCATGTGATGGGGAAGAGCAGCGTACAAGGTGAAATGTCTTGCATCTCGCTCCTGAAGCTCTCTGAAGGCTTCTGCCATCATGGTTTGTTTACCTGCGTGTCGAATAGCGTGACAAAACTCATGGAAGAATTGTTCGCGTTGCACAAGCTTATCTAAAGCGGTGTTAAGAACTATTTCTTTATAACGACCAAATCGTACATAACGACTTTCCATTTGTCTGTAGTGAATAAATATTTCATATTTCATCGCAATTTTTCTTAATTTAAGATCAGCGGGAAATTGGAAGTTGTTTTTCATGTACCAATTGGAAACCCAGTCTTCCAATGCCGTTGTCGAATATTGTGGAAAATTCATGATTTCATCCTCCTTATTCATATTATAGGAACATGTGTTCTTATAAATCAACTAAAAAACCCGTTCTTTTGAACGGGTTTTTTAAGTTTTCATTAGTAATAATCGAAAAGGATTTTGTAAGGTCAATGAAGGCTTACTAAAGTCTATTGCCGAAAAACTTTTCTTCGAAATGTATTGATGTCCAATTGTTTTTTATCATTTTTTGTAGGGTGGATATAATGATGCACAGTCCAACTTCAGTATTTGTGATTATTATATCTAGTTCTTCCAATAACCTTTCATCTAGAATGTCATTCAAGTTCGGATGAACTATGTTTAATTCTCCATGAACAAACCTGCTTCTCACATCGTATAGATCTCGTATCATTTTTATGTGTTTCCTTTTATTTTCAATTGGAATATCTAAGAAAAGTGAAATTCTGTCAAGAAGAAGCTTGCTAATTTGAGCTTTAGGGGTTTCATAGAGAGATTCTAAGGAGAGGGTTATCCAAATTAAGTCAGTTGGAGAGAACCCTTGTCCTTTGCAAATTGTAAGCAAGGATAGAAGTGCCTTCTCTGTTTGAGTCTTGGCAACTTGTGCTACCCCACTATTCAGACTTTGGAGCCAATTCCAAGTATCTATTAAAGGGATCTTATTAATAATTGGCCATTCAAGATCTAGACTTTCTACATACGCACTCTCTAATAACTCACCTGTGTACTCATAGATAAATCTAATTTCTTTTGATTTTCGCAATTCATTGTTGTAAAAGGATATTGATCCAGGTGCACTTAAGTTAATAGCCATAAATAAATTTGATAGTATGTGTTCAAGGTAGTGATAAACATGTTTTTCTCTTATGTCTTCACGCACCGATTTTAATATACTTTCTTCAAAATCCATCTTTACAGGTAATTCAACAATTTCTTTGTATGGCTTAGAAGTAGGTTCTTTTTGCGTACCCTTTCCTATGAAATGGGATGTTGAACGGTAATGTTTAAAGCATAGTTTCCTTTGTTCTACATAGGTTTCCCAGTCAATTTCTATATAGATAGTTCCATTTGATGTTTGAAATTGAAAGTTTGAAAATACATTAGGAATTTCCTCTAAGATATCAAAAAAATCTTTGTCAATAGTCTCGAAGTCAACGTGCACTCTACTCATAACAGGAAGACTAATTGTTGTTTCGTGAATTACCATAAAAAATCTCCTTAATTACTGGTATTTAAAAATTAATGTATTACACTGAAGCAATTTATTCGGATATCAATTTCAAGAATATTTTCTAATTTCAAATGATAGTTACTCAAACCGTAAAATATACAGATTAGTTATTATGTTATTATTCTTGATTATGAGACGAGTGCTTTTTTAACGACCGCAGCATTTTTTGTATTTTACTCCACTACCACAGAAACATTTTTCGTTCCTTCCTACCTTTATAGTAGTTTTCTTAGCTTCTGATCGATCATAGGGATTCTTTTTTAAAATGTAATCCGCAAATGCTAACCTAGGGGAGTCATCACTTAATAGCATAACTGGCCGAGTTCTTTCTTCTAGATTTAAAAGTATTCTCTCGACAGCAGTAGGCATTCTCAAATAACGTTTGAATGTACTTATATCAGGATTGTTTTCCCAAATGTAACTTTTATCAACTATTATTGGAGTATCTTTCATTTCTGTTACTTCAATCTTAGGGTTTAGAAAAAATTTGCTTAGAGCAGAGGAATCAATAATATACACGTCATCTTCAATTCTACCCGTATAATGAAACACATCTGTACAAACAATCTTTACAATATCTTCTTTTAAAGGATTTTCTTTAGGTAGTTCAATATTAATTCTATCTATGATTTCTTCTGGTTCCTTTATTAATATCTCTTCTCTTCTATTTACTTGTGCTACACCTTTTAGTATCTCTTCTTCTCGAGTTTTTTGTTCGTAGTCGGAGTAGGGGGTGTTGAGACATTTAATTTCAATTAAAATGATCTTACCATCAAATACTGCTATTAAGTCATATTCTACTTCTTTACCATCAAAAGCATTGAATCTGACTTTTGAATTATTAACCTTTAGATGGGCAGAAGAGCTTAAAGCTGTTATTAACTCTTTTTCTAAATTGACCCCTTTAATTGATTCATCAATTTCTGAATCGCTTAATATTCTCTCCGTAATTCTATCAAGGTTCATTTGTCCGACTATATAGGGAGTGAAAACGATGTTGTCGTTCCCGACATATACAAGTGGTTTAGAGAAGACGTCTTTTTGTCTATTGGGTGTTGATGGAAATAGTACAAAGTATTCGATTATTTTTTTCGCTGTTCTTTTGTTCATGCTGAATTTTGATGAAAAATCCGCCGCTATCCTAGTAATAGACACTACGGGGCACAACATCTTAAAATTAGATTCGTCAAAGATTTCATGTGAAAAATGACTGTATAAATACCCTAATGAGAGTAAATAACTGAAACCAAAATATATATCTTCAAGAGAAACATCGCCGTCTTCATCAATGTTTTTTTGATAAAAAGAGTCTCCAATCTTACTATATGTCGATTGCATTGAGAACTGTATCTTTGGCTCAATAATTTCTACTCCTATTTCAAATACATTAGTTTTCAGGGAGAATAAGTCATTAAGCACAGATTCCGAATGAGAGTCTAACTCTTGACGAAGTGTTCTCATTCTGCTAAAAGATACGGGTTTCAATGCACTTTGGTGTTCGTGATACGATTTCCTTATTATCCCGGCTCGTTCCAATTTTAGATTTCTTAAATTAGGTGGTGAATAATAGTAAACTGGAGTTGTACTATGGTCATTCTCCCTGTAGATTTTATAATCCCATTTTCTAAACTTAATCTTATCCCATACATTTTCAAGTAAGATCTTGTGGTTAGTTAAATGAGATATTTGTTCTATACTCGGTATGTAAAAGGGAGAAATATTTTTAAAATCCACGTTTCCATAACCCTCAATTTTTTTATGAGACGTAAAATGAAGAAAGTTCAATAAAGTATCAAATATCTCCAATAACGCTTCGAGGTTGTCTTTTAGTGAATTGTGATTATCGTCCTCAACCGTCTGTGTTTCCATACCAGTAAAATACCCACTATCTTTAATTTTGTTTTCCACTTCTCTATCTGAATAAATGGATTGGCTTTCAATAAAATTACACCACATTTGAATTTGCTTTTTAAAAGGAAAGTTGACAAAATCATTATCTGAGAGTAGGTTTTGATTCTCTTTAATTGATTCATATAAAGTCTTTATTTTTACAACAAAGTTTTGCGCTTCAAACATAAACCTATTATGTATATCTTTATCAATTAAACCTTCATCTATCTGTTTCTCTAGTATGATGCTTCCAGCGTTTACAACCTTAAAAATAAACTCCATATCATCCTCCTTAGTTCTGAAGTCAAGAGGATCAAAAATAACTTCATCATATATTAATTTGTTAAAGAAGTCATTTTCTTCTATAAAAATATACAGCATTATAGAAACAGATTCTTTAAAGTTGTGTTTTTTTAAATGCATTTTTAAATTTCTAAAGGTATAGTCTGAAATAATAAACAACCTTCTTTCTGAACAAATTAAAATATATATTTCTTATAACTACAGTTAGCAATGTGAGTAGCAGTAAATAAGTTCAAAGAGACCTCTAGGAAAATCGAAAAATTTGTACTAAATTTCAAAAAAGCACGCCCCTTGGACATGCTTTTCATTTTCATATATATATCTTCTACCAAATTACGCCAATTCCTTCATGTATTCCACAACTATTTGTCGTTGTTTTTATATTTTTTAGACTGATCGACTAAATATTGAAAATAACTTTCTAACTGTCTGATCTGCTCTGGACTCATCGACCTCCATTTCTCAATATCAAAGAAAGCCATATCATCTATTTCGTACTTCTCTAACAATGCGTTTAGTTCTCTCATTGAACTAGACTCATTCTCTTTATCACCCATTGCCCCATCTGATACGTCTAACAAATAGTCTGTAGAAACCCCTAATACATTTGCAATTTTAGCAACAGTTTCTAAAGGAGGGGTTTTAGTGCCTCTCTCATAAGCAGTATAAGTTACTCGAGCAACTCCTACTTTGTCCGCCATATATGATTGAGTCCACATTGGATTTTCATTCTTTTTTGTTTCACGTACTTTTTTTAATTTTTGGGAGAACTTCACTATTATCACCCCGATATTTATTGCGCTTAGTTTAATTATAGATGTTTCTAAGAGTAACTTAAATAGATGTTCCTAAGAGTATAACTTTTTTTCTTTATATAGTTGACAAAGTTCCTTTAAGGAACATATAATAGCCTTGTGATGTTTCTTATAGGAACTTATTGGAGGTGATAAATATGCGGAAATGGCTTAGGAAGTATAGGATTGCAAAATGCTATACCCAAGAAAAAACTGCAAAAGAATCTGGTATTTCTCGAAGTTACTACACTCATATTGAGTCTGGAGTAAAGAACCCTACTGTTTCTACAGCTAAAAAAATAGCAAAGTCTTTAAACTTTAATTGGACTCTTTTTTTTGAAGATGAACGTTCCTTAGAGGAACTTAAATTTGATAAGGAGGTGATCTGATGACTCGTAAAACTATGACAGTCTCAGAAGCAGCTGATTACTTGGGCGTTTGCAAAGACACTATTTATACGATGGTCCGCACCGGAGAGATTCCACATTTTCGTCTAAGACGTCGCATCTTCTTCACTAAAGAGAAACTCGACTCTTGGATCAGTGAACAGGAATCTTTACAACAAATCCAAGTGATTTAATTCTACAGTACATCTTTTTATAAAAAGCGTTGGTACATCATTAGGTACACAAAGGAGTGTGAAGCATGAGGAAAAGCAGGGTAGCACGGACTCTAAGAGATGCAAGGGCTGAAATGGGAAGATCGCAAGAACAACTTTCCATGGATTTTTCTCAATCAAGGGAGTCTATAAGTAAGCAAGAAAACGCAGAACGAAGAATTCAGCCTGGTATGACGAGGCAATTCATTGAGAGATACAACAATCCTTGGATTGCTTTAGAAGCCGCTAATGAATACATCGGTTGGGGTATCACGCAGCTCGATGGTCCAGCAGTGGATATGCACAGATCATCGGTTCTTATGAAACTGCGAGAAGAAATGGAAGAAGCCATGCAAGCGATGGACAAGGTTAAAATCATCAACCGACCAGAATTCATGCAGTCGTTTGAAAGGCAAGACCTTGAACGATCAGCCCAAGAACTAGCGGACGTCATACATGCCGGAACACTATTCTTAGCAACCATCTGTGAGACGTACAACATGAGTTGGCAGAACATCTGGGAGGAACATCAGGTGAAAATCAAATCGAGGGGGTACGTTACGTCATGAGTCAATCCAATTTGTATCTGGTTCAAGACGAAGAGAAAGCGACAGCAGAATTGCGTTGCGTCTATAACCTTCAGAAGAAGATTGAAACGGAGATTGCTCAAGGGGACTTTTCAGAAGCTAAGCTTCTTGCTGTAGATATTTTAAACAGTTTAAATGAGCTTGAATTCTTGAGGTCTAGGAAGATGAACCAAGATGAGTTAAGTCGAGTGGTAATTCAGTTAGAGAAGCAAGGAATTGTGTCCGCCATGGTGAAATGGCCGAATGAATAAGAGTGATCACGTAAGCGTTGCTATGATAATTTTTTGGATAGCAAGTCTAGCATTCTTATATTTTTCCATGGTCACAAGTGGTTAGGCCTTTAACTTCATTAGAGAGTAGGTGGAATGATGGATCATCCGTTTATTGAACAAATTGAACGATCAGGTTTCCCAAAAGAAGTCGAAGAATCCAATCAATACGGTATCGACGGACTAGGAAATGAAGTGTTCGCTGGAGATGAGATTTATGTGATAAATGATGAGTTCTTTTTGAAAGAAACATTGCATCATGATTCCAGAGAGCTTCTAATAACGCTTGGAGCAGAAGAAAAAAACGCATGAAAAAATCCGCACGGCAATGCGGACTCTTTGAAAAACAACGTTAACAACATTATATCAGAATTCCTAAGGAGGTCCAATATGGGCATTAAAGCGCAAGTTCTACAGAATACAGCTGATATGCAAGAAGGCGAATGGTTGGAATATCGTCGCAAAGGCATCGGTGGATCCGATGCTGCAGCGATCGCTGGGTTCAACAAGTGGAAGTCTCCCGTGGTCGTTTATATGGAGAAAGTAGGAGAAGTAAAGACTGCTTCCTCCAATGAAGAAGCAGCATACTGGGGGCATGTAATGGAGGAGACGGTCGCTAAGGAATTTTCGCATCGCACCGGCATGAGAGTGCGGAAACGGAATGCTATCCTTCAGCACTCTGATTATAATTGGATGCTTGCCAACGTAGACCGTCTGATTGTCGGTAAGAATGAAGGGCTCGAATGTAAAACTGCAAGCGAGTATCTGAGGGACGACTGGGAAGGTGAAGAAATACCGATTGCCTATCTCCTTCAGTGTCAGCACTATATGGCTGTGACAGGAGCAGATGCATGGTGGATTGCGGTTCTAATCGGTGGTAACAAATTTACTTACAAGCGAATCGAGCGCGATGAAGACTTAATCGAAAACTTGATCAGTATCGAGAAAGCATTCTGGGAGGAACATGTGATGCGCAATGTACCTCCGGAACTAGACGGCTCTGATGCTTCTACAGATTTTATAAAAGCGATGTATCCAAACGCAGAACCAGATTCCGAAACCGAAATAGACGAAGCGTCGGACAAGCTTTTAAAAGCGCTAGAACAAATCAAGACAGAAGAAAAAGACCTCAAAGAACGTAAGCGGAAATATGAAAATCAGTTAAAAGAGAAGTTAGGAACCTATGAAAAAGGATTCTCGAATCATTTTGTAGTGACATTCAAAAATCAAGAACGTAAGACGGTAGATTCTAAGCGACTGAAGGCCGAAAAGCCGGAACTCTATGAAGAATACTCCAAGATTAGTACAAGCCGTCCTTTGCGTTTTAAGGAGGCTAAATAATGGCGACAAACAGTTCAGCTAAAAATCAGTTGGCGAATAAGAACAGCAAAGCGCCTGATCAAGGAAACGGCAATCAAGTGAACACCATCCAGGCGTATCTGAAAAAGATGGGTCCAGAGTTCGAACGGGCTTTACCGAAGCACATGGATGCCGATCGCCTGGGACGTATTGCTATGACCACTATTAGACAGAATCCAAAGTTGCTGGAATGCTCCATCCCGTCCCTTATGGGGGCGGTGATGCAAGCAGCTCAGTTAGGACTGGAGCCTGGCTTGATCGGACACTGCTACCTGGTTCCTTTCTGGAACGGGAAACTCAAACAAACGGATGTACAATTCATTATCGGCTACAAAGGCATGATAGATCTTGCTAGGCGTTCCGGTCATATCGAAAGTATATATGCCCATGCTGTGTACGAGAATGACGATTTCGAGTACGAACTAGGTTTACATCCAAAGCTTGTTCATAAGCCTGCGACTGGCGCGAGAGGGGAGCTAACATTCGTCTATTCCGTAGCTCACTTCAAAGATGGAGGCTATCAGTTTGAAGTCTTCAGTAAGTCAGATGTAGATCTTATCAAAGAACGATCTAAAGCAGGCAAGTATGGACCGTGGCAGACCGATTATGAAGAGATGGCCAAGAAGAGTGTCATCCGTCGAATGTTCAAGTATCTGCCGATCAGCGTAGAAATTCAGAACCAGGCTTCCAATGACGAGACAGTTCGAAAAGATGTAACTGAGGAACCTGAGTCCATTCATGATCAGGAGTTCATCGATATCCCGGCGCAAGAAGAAGGATCAGATGAAAAGGATGAGAAGGGTGCAAAGGAAGACATAGCACCTGAGCAAGCAGCGATGAACCTTGAATAAACAAGCAATTCCGATCCCTTATATCTATAAGGGCATCGCTCAAGAAACCAGCTCTCCAGGGGAGACATTCAAGCGCTATGTAGAGGCATACGTGCGACACAACTTCCCTGGGTGGAAGGTTGTCCGAATAAAGCAAATGAATGCCATATGTAAGAAAGAGTGAAAAGAGGGGAGGGGCACATTATGCAAGGATGGATAAAGCTTCACAGACGAGTGATGGAAAGCAGCACCTTTCAGACGTTAACCCTGAATCAAAAAATGATCGCTATTTATCTACTGCTAAAAGTGAACCACAAAGATGGAATTTGGACGGATCAATATAAAGGGATACAGGTGGAAGTGAAGAGGGGCCAGGTTGTCACCTCCCCTCAAAAAATTGCTGAAGATTGGTTCCGAAAAGACAAAGAGATAACCAGGCAGGTTGTGCGCACTACATTATCCAAATTAGAAAAACTCGATTTTTTGACCAAGCAATCAACCAAGCAGTATACCCTTGTAACCATTGTCAATTATGGGTTTTATCAAGAGGATGACCAACCGGATAACCAAGTGTCGAACCAATCGCTAACCAACAGCCAACCAAGCCTTAACCAAGCGTTAACCACAAACAAGAATGTTAAGAATGTAAAGAATGATAAAGAATTATATGACGATGAAAAGAGGACGGAAAATCCGCACACTTTTTATGAGCAAAACTTCGGGATCTTAAAACCATTCGTGATTCAAAGCATTACCGAGTGGTGTACCGAAATGTCAGATGAGTTAGTTTTGGCATCGATGAAAGTTGCTTTGAGGAACAACAAGATCAGCTTTGGCTACTGCGAAGCGATTCTAAAAGACTGGCAATCGAAAGGCGTACAAACACTCGAAGATGCAAGAGCAGCACAACGGAATTTACAACCTGACAGAAAATCAAACGTAACACCAATCAGGCCGACAGAGAAGAAATACAACTACGGATTCTAGGAGGATGACCATTGCAAGGATTAACGCAGGACGGACAGATCAGGCAGCCGGAAAAGCATGTTACAGGCACATACACCTGCGAAGGATGCGGAGAACCCGTGGAAGAGAGTCAGATGCAAATCCCTCTCGGACCTAGAAAAGGAGAATGGATTGTAGCAATTACAGGCTGCAAATGCGAGGATAGGGAGCTTGCTCGACAAGCTTTGAAGGAGAGAGATAAAGCCATCATCCGGAAGAAGTTCAAAGTATTCGATCAGCATTCTCTGATGAACAAATCACTGCAGAACGCGACCTTTGATACCTATCAATCACCAACAAGGCAGCTTGAAGAAGCAAAGTGCGATTTACAAGATTACGCTGCATCTTTCACTAACGACTCTAGCAATCTATTAATCGCCGGTCCTTACGGCACAGGAAAGAGTCACCTAGCTGTATCGGTCACCAAAGAGCTAATGCAGAACGGATATCGTTGCTTATTCCTATCCGTGCCGAAGTTGTTTACCAAGATCAAGGAAACCTACAGCGGTAGCAGCGACTTTAGTGAGAACCAGATATTAGAGCTAATCGAGAACATGGACCTTCTGGTACTTGATGACCTCGGAACGGAATACACCAATGCAAAGGACGGGCAGAACAGCTGGGGACACACAAAACTATTCGAAGTGTTGGATGATCGATCCGGTAAACCGACAATATTCACGACGAATTTGAATAGCGATCAGCTAGGCAGGAAGTTGAACGAACGGAATCTATCTCGACTTATGGACGGTACGAAAATAATCAAGATGGACGGCCCGGATTACCGTCGAAAGGAGTTTTAATATGTGTCCAATATGTCATGGATCAGGAAAGCATTATGATTATACGAACTCTGTGATCATGGTAATACCTTGTCCTAACGAAGAGTGTAGGTTAGCAGCTCAAGAACGTTCAGCTAGAACGCTGAAATGGCTGGAGGAAGAGTTGGATAAAGTGATGGAGAAATCGGCATGATGAATAATTTAACCAAACTATCACAAGCAGTAAATGAACGGAGAAGTCATTTGATCCATCGTCTTTGGATCATGGATTACACGGAAGATAGAGTCGGAAAGAGTACGGAAGAAATGACGTTGACGGAGTTGGAGCAAATTCATATAAATCTTCAGTGCCAGAAAACGAGGGGAAGTCAATGACGATCAACTTCACAGTCTTAGGAGAACCGGTAGCTCAAGGAAGGCCGAGGGCCGGACGGGCTAAAAGAGGAAAGACCGTTATGTATGATCCGAAGAAATCAAAGGAGTTTAAGAAGTATGTAGGATTAGTTGCATCTCAACATGCACCGTCAGAGCTTTTAGAGGGCCCCTTGAGAGTCAAGGTGAAAGTGTACAAGCCTTTGCTCAAGAGTTTCTCTAAAAAGCAAATAGCAGATGCTGAAGCAGGGTTGTTTAGGCCGGTCACGAAGCCTGATATTGATAATTACGCTAAGGGGATCAAAGATGCTTTGAATAATGTGATTTGGAATGATGACAGTCAAGTAGTAGAGCTTTCGGTTAGCAAGTGGTATAGCGCAAAGCCGCGGGTAGAAGTGGAAGTAAATGAATTAAGAACGTAGTCATGAACTTTCAAATACATCATAGTGAGAAAACAACTTCCCTTCCTTTAACTATTCGTCATCTTCGGATGAATCAACTCTTGTAAGAAGTTTGAAAACGAAATAAATTAAAGCGCCTGTTGCGATCAAGGGCAGGATGCCTGGAAGAAATAAGGAGAAGAAAATAATTATTAAAATTAGTAGTAAACATATACCAGCTAAACAGAGATACATCTTGGCTTCTGCCATATAAATAACACTCCTTATAAAAAGTTCTTAAGTTATATTTTACCAGTTATTGTTATTGCAGAAAATATAAATTACCGAGAAAAGTTGGAAATTAGGTGTTGAGTCAATAGACTCCCTCGTTCGGTTGAGTTTGTTGTAAATCAGAAATAGTTTTTGCGGGGAGAGTCAAATAAAAAAAGCCGAGAGCAGCGCCCCCGACCTTGAATGTGGTAATTCAATTATAACATGGGGGCTATGCAAGATGCGATTACATCAAATCCAAACTGCAATTAAAGATGACAAGCTACACGTAGAATTAGAGATAGAGGACAAGCATACTCCTTTTTGTTTAGTCTACTCGGATGGGAAAGCTAAACTAACCAAGCTGCCTGATCATGGAGAAACAAAAGTGGTGACTCATCAAGGGAAAGTGAAAAGAGTAAAATGGGGAGAAGGGGAAGAGTTCTAACTTTAAAAAAAAGAAGATATTTGCATATTTTCTTTAAATCAATCTCTCGTTAGTGTAAAATTAAGGTGCATTAATGACATAGGAAAGAGGGATTCGATGAAAAAGTATCAATTTTCTTCAGAGATCAGTCAGACTATTGTTAATGGTATCTTACAAGGGTATAAAAACTATATTCAAGAGAGAGAACTAAAGAAAGAAGAAATGCGAATTAGCTCAGCATATGCATGGGTTAAGGGCAATCATATTGATGATCAGACTGCTGAGGAATGTGAAACTCATGGAATCTCTTATTCGAAGGCAAAAGCTGGGTATACCTGGGGGTACCTTCAATTCAACCTCGAATCTGAACGGAAGATGTTTATTATTAAAAATGCAAAGTATTTTGATACAGACAATTTCCCCAACACTAGGCACGTTACAGGAAAAAAAGGTTCCAAAGGAGAAGAGAGTTACTTAAAAAAACTCTCAAGAATAAATAGACATGTTGATTTTCCAAGTAATATGACTTTTGACTTTGACTCAGCCCGCGAACAAAACTATGTGATTTTTGATGACCAAACGATGAAAGATTTAGAAGAGCCACAGGTTCAAAATTTAGAAGAAAATTGTGATCAATTTTACATTCTTACGTATGAAATTGATGAAGCAAATATGATCTCTGCACTTCGTTTATTAATGCCTAATCCATCAGATAACATTGCCTATGAAGTTGAAGACCTGTCAGGATACATTGGAACAAGTACCGTTAACTTCGATGATGTAAACCCTGAAATACTAACAGACCAAGAAGAAGAGTTTGTAGGTTCAACTCCAGCATATGAATATGGGATCTATCATGAAAGTGAATTAGAAGATGAAAGTGAAGGCACTGAAGATTAAGCGAGTGCATGAAATAGGAGGCTGATTTTATGTTTGTTGGCGAGAACCTTACCAACATTCGTATTCTTCATGGATACACAAGAAAACAATTGGCCGAGAAACTTGATGTGACGGAACAAGCTGTATGGCAGTACGAAAACAAAGTAGTCTCACCCAAAATGGACATTGTGAATCAATTGAAGAGGATATTTAACGTCAAGAGCAAGTATTTCTACACTGATGATTTACTTGTAAAGAGTCAACTAGCACCGGTTGATAGCAAGCATATCGCTTACCGTGCTTCAGAAATGAACAGTGTACAGAAAACTCAGACTGAAGCTATGCATATTGACTTTTTAAATGGCTTTTTGAAATTGACTAATGAAAAGTTACATTATCCCCCCCTTGAGTTAAGAACACTTCGTGACAGAGTTTTAGAAGTATTGATGGAACCTTCTTTGTCAAGACATGAAGCAATTGTTAGCGCTGCAGAACTTTCAAGGGACTTTCTAGAGTTAGATAAATACAAAAATGGAAACCTGCTTTTTCTATTGGAGAAAAAGGGAGCATTCATTTTTGAGAAGGCTATAGGTCAAAAAATAGATGCTTATAGTGTATGGTCAAAAAATGATTTTCCTTTTATTATGCTAGGAAACATCAAGAAATCAGCAGTAAGACGTAATTTTGATCTTGCCCACGAATTAGGTCACCTAGTCCTTCATTATAAAAATGAATTTACTATGTTAGATAAGAAGTCCCATCGTGAATACGAGCATGAAGCTAACCTGTTTGCTGCAAATCTCCTTTTACCTGAGGAAGAGTTTAAGAAAGATTTTGCATTGATTAGTAAGGCTTCCAACCCTAAATCCTACATTGATCTCAAGAAAAAATGGCTAGTTTCGATTCAAGCCATGGCTTTGCGAGCTCATCGATTAAGTTTAATTGATTACCAAAAATACAGGTACTTTAATATCTTAATAAATAAGTTTGGATACAAACAGATTGAACCATTGGATCATGAATTAAAGATACCGAAACCAGGAAAAGTAAGAAGTATCCTGGAGCTTTTATTTGAAAAAAACTACCTATCGTTAGATGAAGTTCTAGATGAGTTACAGATTGATATTGAATTCTTAAGAAATTTACTTGGTATTGAGGAGAGCTTCTTCTATAAATATAAAGTAAATGAACTAAAGGAATTTTCTATTGAGGATCTGGGATAAAGCAGAATAAGACTTGAAATTTAAAAGACACAAACCGAAATAAAACTCGGTTGTGTCTTTTTATAATTTACGGAATTAGTGTATGAAATGTGAACCTAATGAAAAGGGAATAGCCAAAGTTAATAAGAATCTTTTTTTGGAGGGGGTTACTAATGAGACAGGTACAAGGAACGTGGAAGGAAAAAGTTTATGTGATATTTCTTATTGCTATATTCTTTTATATGTATTTTATAGGTGCAGAGAAAGGTGATGTTACGAATTTTTCAAGTACATTCGCGATGTTTAATGTCACTTTCTCAGTTGGACTAGCTGCTTTATTAATTGCATCGATTCATCTTGTACAAAAGTCTCAAGTTAAAGGTGTAAAGCAAGATTTGATTAAATTTTTAAGAGATTTTATAAGGTTTATATTGATGAACTTCTTCCTAATGGTTTCAACTTTTTCAGGTGATTATATTCTAATGCACATATTTCTGATGCTATCTCTTGCGTCTACGTTCATTATCATTTATACATCCAAGAAATTTGTTGAAATATTTATTGAGAAGATAATTCCTACTGGTAATTAATTTCAAATTTTTCTTTTATTATAGAAAACAGCCAATTTATACATAAAAACAAGGGTTTTTACATTTTTTATCGAACTTATCTAATTGGTGTGTATTACATACGTATTAAGTCTAAAGGTTGAGAAGGGATGAAATGAATGTCTGAATTACAGCAAGGTTTTAATACACTTAGTCAAAATCAAATCGTATCTAACATTGAGAGAATTATTTCAAGTTACAGGAGCTCTTATGACATTTTCACTGAGTTAATCCAGAACTCTGCGGATGCACTGATTGATCAACATGGATTTGAGAATCTCGCGGAAGGATTCATTAAGCTAGAGATTGATACGACTAATCGTGAGCTAATCATAGAAGATAATGGGTGTGGAATTGAAGAATCTAATCTGTCTAAAATTCTTATTAATGGTGAGTCCATTAAAAGAGCGAATAATAAAGGAAAGTATGGGTTCATGGGCTATGGATTAACATTTATAGCTTTTCAAAGTTCCTACATTTCTATCGAAAGTACTTTTGATGGTAAAAAGGCATCTAGAACATATGAAAATTTATTTAAAACAATCTATGAAGGTGCTGATTTACCGCAATCTATGGAGGAAGGCAGTATATCCTCCGAGGATGTAGAAGAAGAGAATGGAACCAAAATCACCTTAAGATTCCCGACTGAATTCCCTGTCGAATCTTTAGAAGAAAATTTAAATGCAGCATTTAACTATCCTAAAAATAAAAGCCTCTTTGAACACATATTACGAACAAGATCTGCTGTAGGGTTACTGGATCCAATATTCGATGATGACTTTGAAAGCTTTGAATTTAAATTTACAGTGGACCAAAAGGAAGTTGTTGTTGAAACAAAATATCTTACAACTAGAGAGATTATTATATCCGACCGAGGCAGTCGTAGGGTAATGGATATTACCCAACAATTTGAGCCTGTTGTAGAAGCAACTAAAGACTTACCAATGAAGCAGGCCAATGATGCACGAAAAGTTGTCCTTTTAGATAAAATTATCAAAGATGTAAAGATAGGGTCTAGAAATCCTTTAAACGCGAGGGTTTATTTAGCCTCTACCAGTAAGGAAAACTTAAATAAACACGCCAAAGAATTGGGGTTATCAGAAGAAGATGATTCCATTGTATCCAACGGCTTATATCTTGCGTTAAATGGGCTTCCGACAGGCATCTGTTTAAACACATGGAATCATTCAACTTACCTCCCTTTATCAGGAGTTGTTGACATCATTGATGATAACTCTATTAGAAGAGAGATGGATTCTGGCCGTAAAGGAATTACGGACTACAGAGTTAAGCAAATTAATGAAGAAGTCAGAAAGCTATTGAGGGAACATAACTTTTTGAAGTATAGAGGTTATGTTAAGGATGTTGATTCTAGAATAGGAGATCCTTTTTATGATCCCAACGATGCTTTAAGGCAGATCCTTAACAAAAAGCAGAGCTTCAAACACATCCCTTTGAAGCATAAGTTTTTCCCACCTCATGAAGAACAAGAAATAGTTTCTCTATTTATAGAGTTAATTTCAAGGGATTTCATTAAAGGTTACGAGGTAAAAACTTTATCTGGTTATCAAGTATATGATGGATTATTTAATTATTCATTGACTGAGGAACACTTGGATGGTTCTCCAATGCAAATTTCAGAGTGGGTATTTGATGCTCAAGGCGGAGAGTTAAAAGGTGATCTCTTAATAGAGTTTAAGAAGTGTTTAAAATCGATTTATAAAGATATAGATCAGGATAAAAAAGATATAAATCATATAAAAGCACTTGTTTGTTGGGAGATCGGGGACGAGCAATTTTACTTGGACCAAGGAGATCGGATTATTGATGTTTCAGAGAACAACGCATTTCATGGTGTTACGAGCGAATTAGTTACAACTAGAAGGCACAGACCATTACCAATCATCGAGCTAAAAGAGGTTATTAAGATATTGTTCGATGTTGATGTCAAATGATTTGGGGCTAGTAGGTCCTTATTGAAATTTACTAGGGTATCGTTTGTTTTAAGGGGGAAATGAATTTGGTTAATGAAATAGTCACAGAATACACAAAAAAGAAAGAAATTTTTCAAGGGCAATTACCGAAAATAAAGGCCCTACTTCTTAAAATTGCTGAACAAGCAAATGTCGAGCTTCATGATATTTATGGGAGAATAAAAGAAGAAGAAAGCTTAATCAAAAAGGTTCGTGATAAAAACAAGTATAAAGAGTTATCAGATATAACCGATGTAATAGGTTTAAGAATAATCACGTTTTTCAATGATGACGTAGATAAATTAGCAGAGGAAATTGAAAATCAATTTGTTATTGATACTGATAATAGCGTCGATAAAAGGAAAAATGACCCTGATAGGTTTGGTTATCAATCACTCCATTATATTGTGGCTTTCGATGATGATAGAACTTCGCTTCCGGAATATAGTGACCTTAAACACGTCTTCTTTGAAATACAGATTCGTTCAATTTTGCAACATGCATGGGCAGAAATTGAACACGACTTGGGTTACAAGTCTAAAATAGAAGTTCCTTCTGAGATTCGAAGGGACTTCTCGAGAATTTCCGGCTTATTAGAACTAGCTGATAAAGAATTTATTCGTATTAAGAATTATATTGAGAATTATGAGGACGAGGTTAAAGGGGAGATGGAGAAGAGAGAACTTAACATAGAGATAAATAAGAATTCTCTAGCAACTTATATAACGAAGAGTTCTCTAGTAAGGGAGCTGGACATTAAATTAGGCGAAATTGGGAATGCCTCTTCTATAGAGTACAATGAACTGTTTGTTACAAAGTTGCTCAGAAAGCTAAAATATCTTGAATTAAAGACTATTGACGAATTGGAAGAATTATTATCAAGATATTATGATGTTCTACTAAATTTTGTCGAGGCTTTTGTGGGCGATAGAGGGTTTTATAACGGAGTTATTCATAATGGGATTAGTGTGTTCCATTTATGCTACATTTTAGTTTCAATAGATTCTGATGAAAAAGAAGTTAAAGATTACTTGAGAGAGTTTTATTTAGGTGGTAATTCTGATCATGATGAGACAGCAGAAGAAATACTAGAGATCGTAAGTAGAGTTAACTGAATCAGGAGTGATTGAAAATATTAGTAAAAATATTTGGTTTTAAAAAATTGATTGAATCCCATGAATAATGTAAATTAAGTAATAGTATACAGCGGTTCTACCAGCTAACTGGAGGGCATAAATCGGGCTTGACTTAGCTTGGTTTGTGTCCATTTTTTGTTTTTGGGAGGAAGTTCCTCGTTCTCTGTCGTATTTTGCGAGTAAGAGGAAAAAATAACCAATTTTCCATTTACGGTGAGACGAAATTAATTAAGTACCTAGGGAAGGTAAAGAGGGGTAAGTTTGATGAGGGGGAATAGTTTTGAGTAAAAAAGAGAATGATTCCAAACACATTAGTAGAGGGTGGTTTTTTGCAGGCTCACTAGTGGCGGCGTTAGCTCTAGCCACGCCTTTTGTAATTATGCTACTATCTTCAAGAGGGTTTAATGTCAAGGATTTGTCTTCATTAGGAGCAGTTGGTGATTTTTTTGGAGGCTCTACAATTGGGCTACTATCAATTGCTAGTATATTATTCATTATCCATACAATATCAATTCAGAGTAAAGAGTTGAGCATGCAAAGGGAAGAATTAGAGCTTACTAGGAATGAGATGAAAAGAACAAGAGAGGAGTATGAAGTAACTAATGAAACAATGAAATTGCAGCAATTTGAATCAACCTTTTTTAACATGATGCTACTTTTGGATAATATTGTTAAGAGTATTTCGGTTGGTAGCGGAGACGAAAACGTAGGTCGAAAAGGTTTTTTTCAATTATATAATTACTTCCCTATACACGTGCAAGATAATGCTGAAAAGGTTTTATCCGAATATCATGATTTTTATAAAGATAACCAATCAGACTTAGGGCATTATTTCAGTCATATTACCAGTGTATTAAAGTTTATCGATAATTCTGATGTTAAAAACAAAGATGTTTATATCGATATTTTAAAATCGCAATTATCTACATATGAGTTGGTGCATTTGTATTATTTTAGTAACAGCGACTATGCTATAGAATTGGGACCTCTTTCGCAAAAGTATGATCTATTGCAAAACCTTGATTCTTCATTGTTATTTGAAAATTTATAAGTTCTACCAGCCAACTGGAGGACACAAATCGAACGTACTACACGTTTGGTTTGTGTCCTTTTTATTTCTTAAGGGAGTGTTATGTATGAATAAAAAGCAGATTGAAAATACATTGCGTGATTACAATTGGATGCTAAATGAAATAAAGCGTCAGAGAAGTCTATTGACGGATGCCGGTACAACTCTTGTTGCTCAGTCTGGTATTGAATCTGTCATGCCTAAAGCAAAAGGTGAGGTTGGAGATCCGGTTGGTCAAGAGATAGTACGTCGCGATAAGAAAAATAAATGGGTCAGTAAACTTGAGCGTAAAGTCCTTTATATTCAGCAGCGGATGTCTGTGATTACAGATGAGCGCGAGAGAGCAGTACTAGAATGTTTGCTTGATGGAATGAGCATGGTAGCCATAGGTAGACATATGGGATTATCGCGTCGCCATATTTATAATTTGAAAGATAATATCATTGATCAATTTTCAGCTGAATAAATAAAATTGAAGGTTTTTACATTTTTTAGTCGAATTGTAATTTGAGCGATAGTCAGGAGGGGTTCTGTTGATTGTAAGAAAAATGCTGCGAAATATTAAGAAAGAAAAGCTGGAGCAAGAGTTCGATCGGAAGCTATTAAACATTTTGGAGAAAACAGAGAGCAACACTCGAGGTCTCAAAACAGCCATAGCACTGATTCAAAACACTACATATGAACGTGCTGATGTCGTTAGAGTTTATAAAGAGATGGTGGATATCGCTGTAGCATTAGATGGGGAAGATGCTTACGAACGATATAAGAATGTTAGCTGTAGTATTAAGAGTTTAGACATTGATGAAGATTCAAAAGAGATACTTATGAATCAGGCGAGATTTGTTTGGAAGGATGTAGATCAGGGTCTGCAAGTAAATTCAAAGTAAATAAGGATTTTCACGTTTTGCACATTTTATTCAGAAAGTGACGGTTGGGTAGAACGAGTTGTAAACTGGATGGCAGGACGGACAGGCAGGCAGAACACACTGACCAGAACAGGAAGATCATCCATAAAAACAATTCTAAAAGTTAGGACAAGTATTGAATTCAATTATTATCGTCTTATTATGGAAATGTAAATATTATAGTGATAGAATCCCCAATGAAGTACATAAATAGGGGGCAAAAACATGAGGAATTTATTAATTTTACTTACTAGCATGTTAGTAATGTTGATTGGTTGTAGTGCCGCGGAAAATTCTGTTAATACTAGTTCGAACGAAGAAAATGAAGAAGCTAAGAGTGAAGTTAAAGAATCTGAAACTGAAACACCAGAAGAAAGTAGCAGTGAACCAGAATCGGATGATAAGGACACTGAGGCAACAGATTCAACGGGAAGTGGAGAGAAATCTGAGGAAGAAACAGAGGACTCTAAATCAAAGAGTCAAAATACCCAAGATTCATCTGAGAACGAAGATTCTGAAGAGAGTTCCGAGAAAGAAACAAAGGACTCTAAGACATTAACTTCTAAAGAACAAGTGAAATCTGAACTAACATACGGCGGTACGGGTGAAGGTGACGAGATTAAGAGTGTAACCTTTGATAACGGTAAAATTGAAGCTGTTATAAACTTGGCAGATGACGATATTCTGACTCCTACTCTCAATGCAATAAATAGTTATAGCCAAGCATCTGACTATTTGCTTAAATTTGAAGGTTGGGATGTTCTAACCATAGAATATACTAATGTTGGTGAAGTGAGCTTTAATAGGAATCAAGCCGAAACCAATGAGTACGGTGGAGAATACTTCCCTTCATTAAAAATAGAGGAACAGCTAAAGTAAGTGAGACTAAGCATCCCAAAACGGGGTGCTTTTTATTTTGTGAATGGGGGTGGTGATATGCAATGAGTAAGAAAATGAGTCTTAAACAACAAAAGTTTGCTGATGAGTATATCATCACTGGGAACATAGAACAGTCAGCGATCAAAGCAGGTTATAGTAAAAACTATGCTAGGGCACAGTCGCATAAGTTGTTGGCTAATGTTGGCGTTAAATCCTATATAGAAAAGCGACTCGAGGAAATAAAAAGTGAAAAGGTCGCTGATCAACAAGAAGTCATGGAGTACCTTACTGCTGTTATAAGAGGGCAAGTAACTGATGAGCAGCTCCTTGTTATAGGTGATGGTGAATTTGGTTCCGAAGTAGAACGACACAACAAGCGATCAGATACTAGTGATCGAACCAAAGCAGCCGAATTACTAGGAAAGCGTTATGTCATGTGGACAGAAAAGAACCAGGTCGAGAACATCACTCCTGAATTTATAGAGGATGTACCGGACGATGACGACTAAGCAACGTCCGCGCATTTCTATTATCAAAACCATAGGGAAAGGCTATAACCGGTTCTGGAATAACAAACAGTTCTATCGAGTTGTAAAGGGATCCAGGGGCAGTAAGAAATCGAAAACAACAGCGCTTAACTTCATCCATAGGATAATGAAATATCCGTGGGCGAACCTCTTAGTAATAAGACGCTATTCGAATACTAACAAACAATCAACCTATACGGACTTAAAATGGGCAGCTTCCAAATTGGGGGTTGCTCATTTGTTTAAGTTCAACGAATCGCTTCCGGAGATTACCTACAAGCCAACTGGTCAGAAGATACTGTTCAGAGGTCTGGACGATGAGTTGAAGATTACGTCCATTACCGTAGACGTCGGTATATTATCTTGGGCATGGTTTGAGGAGGCTTACCAGATTGAAACGGAAGAGAAGTTCCGTACGGTTGTTGAATCCATTCGTGGTAAATACGACTCGCCGGACTTCTTCAAACAAATTACTGTTACGTTCAACCCGTGGTCGGAGCGACACTGGCTTAAAAGAGTTTTCTTCGACGAAGAGACGAGGGAGAAAGATACCTTTGCTATTACCACGACATTCCGGGTCAATGAATGGTTGGATGAGGTAGATAGTCAGAGATACCTGGACCTGTACCGTACAAACCCACGACGTGCTCGCATTGTTGCTGATGGGGAGTGGGGAGTCGCTGAAGGCCTTGTTTTCGAGAACTTTGAAGTCCGAGACTTCGACATCCAGCAGAAGATCAAAGACGTTCAAGAAACAGCTCACGGGATGGACTTCGGATTCACCAATGATCCGACTACTAATGTGAGTTCTATTGTTGATCTCGAAAACAAGGAACTTTGGATTTACGACGAGTATTACAAAAAGGCAATGTTGACAACAGATATATACAACATGCTAGTGGAAAAAGGGTTGAAGGAAACAACAATCACAGCTGATTCTGCAGAACGCCGATTGATTCAAGAATTAATCAATAAAGGTATCAGGCGTATGAGAGGATCTCTAAAAGGCTCCGGAAGTATCAATCAAGGGATACTTTTTATACAAGGATTCAAGGTTTACATCCATCCTAGATGTGAACACACCATTGAAGAGTTCAACACCTACACCTTTGATCAAGATAAAGAGGGCAAGTGGTTAAACACTCCAATCGATGCTAACAACCACATCATCGACGCGCTTCGATACAGTCTTGAGCAATATCACTTAGGTGTAGAGAAGAAAGCAAACACCTACAAAGCACTTCAGAATCTAGGATTATAGGAGGTGGGAAGAATGACGACAGCAAGAAATTTTGAACTTGCTTTAAATGGATCCATGGAGACAAAGCGACGATTTGATCCGGAGGCCAATATTCAATATACGTATGAGTCGTTGGAGGACCTTATGAAAAATACCGACGACTTGTCTGCAATGTTAAAACACCATATAGAGCACCAGGTACCGAGATTGAGCGAACTCGATGATTATTACAAGGGAGATAATACGGCTATTTCTGTTTTGAATAGACGTAAAGAAGATGACAAAGCAGACCATCGGGCAAGGCATAACTATGCGAAGTATGTTTCTAATTTCATGCAAGGTTTCTTGGTCGGCGTTCCGATTGCTATAAATCACACGGATGATGCTGCTCAGAAGCGAATCGATGAAGTGAACAAGGTGATAGAGAGTGATGCTCTGAATGCAGACTTGATTCTAGACTTATCAATCTATGGACGAGCATATGAGCTGGTTCATCGTAACAAAAGCGATCAAACGAAGGTGTATCTTTCTTCTCCACTAGAAACGTTCTTGATCTACGACAACACCATTGAGAAGAACATATTGGCTGGGGTTCGTTACTTTGTGGTTGGGTATGGCCATGATAAGAAAGTGAAGGTGCTCCTCTATACACCTAGTAAGATTCACACTTACTACACTTCGAACTTCGGGGACTACAACCTTACTTTCGATAACACGGTCGATCACCCTTTTGCTGACGTACCAATAAACGAGCATTCGAATAACCGATTCAGACAAGGAGACTTTGAGAACGTTCTGGACCTTATTGATCTTTATGATGCTGCACAGTCGGATACAGCCAACTACATGACGGACCTGAATGATGCCATGCTGAAAATCGTGGGAAATGTGGATCTAGATCCTGAAGAAGCCAAAAAGATGAAACAAGCTAATATGATCTTCTTGAAGCCATCAGCAAACAATGCGGAAGGAAAAGAAGGTAATGTTGACGCTGATTATATTTATAAACAATATGATGTCTCAGGTGTGGAGTCTTACAAGGACCGGCTTCAAACGGACGTTCATAAGTTTACCAATACGCCTGACCTCACGGATGAGAACTTTAGTGGCCAGCAGACCGGAGAGGCGATGAAATACAAGCTATTCGGGCTCGAGCAGATTCGTATTAACAAGGAGAGATTATTCAAGCGTTCACTGAATCGCAGGTATCAGCTGATAGGTAGCGTCATGAGTCTTGCTAGCGAAGCTAAGAAAGAAGAATTTGAAGGGATTACTTACAAGTTCACTCCTAACCTTCCTAAGTCTACGAAGGACGCTGTGGAGATGTTCAATGCTCTCGGCGGAGAATTGTCACAGAAAACGAAGCTCAAGACGATACCAATGATTGTCGAGAATCCTGAAGAAGAAGAGAAGCAGATTGAATCAGAGCGAAGCCAGCAACGCCAAGCGTCTCAATATATGGAGAACTGAGGTGGTTAGGTGGCAAAAGGAAAAGACTACTGGATTGAGCGCGAAAGGGATAATATTAACCGGGAACAGATGAAGGACGCTGAGGTTGCGGAGAAACTAAGGTCAATAATCAACCATGCACTTCAAGAAGCTGAGAAAGAGATATATTCGTTCTATGGTAAGTACGCTGATAAGAATGAAATCACTCGTGCAGAAGCCAAGAAAAGAGTATCTGAAATGGATGTTAGGACATTCGAGGAAACGGCAGCAAAGTATGTAAAGGAGAAGGACTTCAGCGAAAAAGCTAATAGAGAGCTTATGACCTACAATACAAAAATGAGAATTAACCGACAAGAATTACTCATGATGCAGCTAAATGCTCACTTGGTTGCTATGGCCAATGATCAAGTGGATGTATTTCAAGCTTACCTTGAACAAGCTGGTACATCAGAAGTAGCAAGACAAGCCGGAATACTTGGTGCCAATATTGTCATATCCCAAGAAACGCTCCTATCTATCGTAGGGGCGTCTTTTTATAGCGCTACCTGGTCAGATCGTATATGGAATGACATGAAAGCATTAAGGGGAGAGCTTGAAGTGGCCATTAACAACTCTATCGTCCGCGGTATTCATCCATATCGTTCTGTGGCCAAGCTAAGAGAGAGGTTTGAGGTGACAGCCTTTGAAGCGCGCAGGCTCCTGATCACCGAAACAGCTCGAGTACAGACGGATGCACAAAAGCTCTCATTTGAGGCATTGGCTGAAGATAATGAAGAGCAAGAATATGAGTTTGTGGCCAAGCTGGATAAGAAGACTTCAAAGAGATGCGAGAACTTGGATGGGGAGCGATTTAAAGTGAGTGATATGATGCCAGGCGTTAACGCTCCACCTATGCACCCATTCTGTAGATCAGGGACCATGTTAGTGCTGGGTGACTGGCGAGATAAGTTCTTTGGGGAGCGTGAAAAGAAATATATCTTATGAGGAACAATGCTTTTGTCTTTAAGCAATAGACGTTAAACAAGCTTAATTAGAACATACTAGACGGGCTTTGATGGTAATTGAATAGTTTCATATGGAGATAAGCACTAAACGGGCTGTAATGGACTGGGTGGGGCTTATTTTTTATGGAATGAAAGATCAACCGTTAAGGACTGGATGGGATAAGGAGAATGACCATGACTGAATTACGAAGTAAACTATTGCGTTTGAATCTTCAGCACTTTGCGGAGAATGATCCGCAACAAGATCCACCAGAAGACCTGCCGGAGGATCCACCTGAAGGTGATAAAACCTTTAGTCAATCTGATGTTGATTCTGCTATCGGAAAAGCAGTCGATAAGGCACTGAAGAATCAAGCGGCAAAGCTTGAGAAAGAAAAACTACAAGCTATTGAGGATGCCAAGAAAGACGCTGCTAACTACGCAAAAATGACTCAAAAAGAAAAAGAAGAAGCTGATTATCAGAACCGCGTTAAAGACTTGGAGAACCGGGAACGGGAACTCAACCTCAAGCAACTTCGATCTGAAGTGGAATCTGATTTAAAAGAAGAAGGCCTTCCTGTTGAGTTCGCTAATTCTCTAGTGTCTATGGACGATAACGAGAAGATTAAAGAATCAATTGCGAGTATCAAAAAGACATTCGATAAAGCTGTAAACGATGCAGTCAAAGAAAAACTAAGACAGGATCCGCCGGAAGGTAGTCAGTCCTTTAAAGAGCGTCAGTCTGCAAGCGGTAAGTCACGTGCAGAGATGGCGAAAAACGCGCGGATCATTTAATGAGGAGGAAAAGGTATGAATAAAGAACAACAACTATTGCGATTGAATTTGCAGCATTTCGCTACCCAAACGTTCAACCCGGATAATGTCATGATGAGTGACTCGAAGGACGGTACGATTCCGAAAGAATACGGTACTTTGATCATGAATGACATGATGCAGAACTCAAAGATCATGCAGCTTGGTGTTTATGAGGAAATGAACAAACAGGAGAAAGAATTCGATTACTTTGCAGAAGGGCCAGGGGCTTACTGGGTTAATGAAGGGGAGCGTATCCAAACTTCCAAAGCTACGTGGTTGAAAATTACGATGAAGGCAAAGAAATTGGGTGTCATTCTTCCAGTGTCTCGTGAATTTTTGCAATATAGCATGTCCGATTTCTTCGAACAAATGCGTCCGAAGATCAGTGAGGCGTTCTATAAGAAGTTTGATGAAGCTGGTATCTTGAATGTCTCCAACCCATTCTCTCAATCTATTGAGCAGTCTGTTACTTCAGCGAGTCATATAGTGGAAGGGGATATTACAGGAGATAACATTCTATTGCTGGAAGACCAGTTGCTAGAAGATGATTTTGAAGCGAACGCATTCATCTCGAAAGCACAGAACGCAACGGCTCTTCGCCAGGCTACTATCGGGGAAGGGAATCTGCAGCAACAAATTTATGATCGTGCGAACAACAGCATCGACGGATTACCAGCTGTAAACTTCAAATCATCTAACCTACCAAAAGGGACACTATACACGGGTGATTTCGATAGCTTACACTACGGTATTCCGTTTGATATCTCTTACAAGATTGCTGAAGAAGGCACGATTTCAACAATTGTTGACCAAGATGGGGAGCCAATTAACTTGTTTGAACGCGAAATGGTCGCGCTACGTGCCACGATGGATGTCGCGGTGATGATTGTTAATGACAATGCATTTGCCAAGCTAATGCCAATTCCAGAAGTTTGATAAAGAAAGGAAGATAACAAATGGTCTATCGAGTGATTAGAGACTTTAGAGACACGCAAGATAATCACCGAACTTATGAGGAAAATGACGTGTATCCATTTAGTGGCGAAGTATCGGAAGACCGTGTGAACGAACTTCTAGGTACAGACAACAAGATAGGAAAGCCGGTTATTGAGGAATATAACCAAGCACCTCCTGGTGAAGAGGAGAATGATGAGTCTAAAGGTGAAGAAGGTCAAAGTGACGGAGAGTCTTCGGAAGAGGACGAAACTGATGCATTTCCTAAACACTCAGGCGGTCCCTACTACGAACTTTCGAATGGTGAAAAAGTAAAAGGAAAAGAAGCAGCCATCAAAGCAGAGAAAGAATTGACCTAACGGCATGGACACAATACGACAGAATGTAAAATTGGTCCTCGGCATTACAGATGATCTCCAGGATGATGTTTTAGACATTATCATCACGAATACGACAGCACATTTGAAAATATGGCTAAAGAAATATGCAGGACTGGATGAAATACCGCCTGAGATTGCATTCATTACGGAAGAATTAGTGATAAGCAGGTTCCAAAAGCTCGGTAGTGAAGGAATGGAATCCGAATCAGTGGAGGGACGAGCAGTTTCCTACAGAGAAGATGATTTCAAACCCTACTTATCTATCTTGGAAGCGTATATCCCTAGAGAAGATGGATCCGGAAAGGTGATGTTTTTCTGATGAGGTACACAGAACGCATTACATTATATGAAGCGCTCTCTAGCGGGTATAATCCTGAAACTGGCCAGCATGGTTTCCGAGTGGATGAAGGTACCACGCTTCCCTGTAATGTGTCTCCTATGAGTATTGAGAAAGTAAAAACGGTATTCGGATCCACAGATCAGTTCGTGACTACTGTACGACTACAAAGACCTTTCAAAGGTAATGCAGACAAGGCAACGATAGACGGAAATAAATACAACGTTCTTCGCCATGTGAGGCATCGGTCGGAGAGCGTTTTTTATTTGGAAGAGGTGAGCGCTTGGAACTAAATGGACTTGATGCACTTTTCGAGAAGTTAGATCAAATGGAGAACGAGATAGAAGACGACTTAAACACTATAGTGAAGAATAACACGATCGAGATGACCTCCGAAACAATGGAGAATGAAAGAGAACGTTTCATTAAAGGGTATTGGACCGGTCACACGTTGAGAAATACCAAGACGCAGAAGCTAGGAGATCTTAGCTATCAAACCCTTGTTGACTCTGAGTATGCTGGATATTTGGAATTTGGTACTCGCTACATGGATCCAACTTGGTTTCTGAGGGACGCCTTTTTCAAGCAACGAGACAAGTTTAAATCTGATCTTGATCGTCTCATAAAGTAGGTGAATGAATGTTATCGCCACAGATTCAACTGTTTAATGCAGTTTTTTCCCTATCGGAAAAGCTCGGTTATAAAACAATCGATTACTCGCCAACCACGGTAGACACCATTCCCTATCCTTTTGTTTTCGTAGCAGAAACCAATAGTAATGATGTCATTAATAATAAGCATGTCATCACCGGAATACTCAGACAGACGGTGCATGTATGGGGTTATGCGAATAAGCGTGCGTTGTTTGCGGATATGGTCTATCAATTAGAACATGAGTTGCGACAGTTAAGGCGGTTGAAAAATTATCGTTTGAAGCTGGTGGGGTTAAGCAACAACCAGATATTTGATAACACAACATCAGATAATTTGCTTCATGGAACGGTGGAAGTCGAATACAAACTAATTTAGGAGGAAAAGCCATGAGTAAAATAGCACAGGGAATTCACAAGGTTTTGTATTTTCGTAAGCTCGGTGAAGCTGCAGACGGTGCAAGGCTAGTATTCCAGACAGAACACTCTAAATCATATTCTCGCGACAGAGAGAAAAAAGATACAAAAGATGGGGCAGTGTCCAGGGCTAATACTTTGGAAGACGAAGTGAGCATTTCAGCGCTGCAATCAACAAAAGATCCGACTTTTAAGATGTTAGAGGACTCTATATTGGACGATTTCCCTCTTGAGATGTGGGAAGTGGATCTTTCCACTAAGTCAGTAGATGACAGTGGTACTGAACCTGTAACGAAATTTGATGCAGAATATCGTCAAGGTTATATAACTGAGTGGGAACCGACGAGCCCGGCGGAAGGCGATGCAGAAGTAGAAGGGACCTTTGTGTCAGAAGGAAAACGTCAGAAGGGGCAAGTGACACTTCCAGAGGGACATATTCAAACACTTTCTTATGTGTTCCACGATCTTCTTTCGGATGATGTCGCTGATGATGGATTAGCTCCTAACGAACCAGCCGTATAAGGGAGAGGGAAAACCTCTCTCTTTTTCTATGCCAAATTTTAATGAAGGTGGAATAAGCGTATGCATATCAACTTTAACGGAAGAGAAATTCAACTTGTATTTGGTCTACGCACATTAACGGAAATTGACCGCGAACTGGGATTTGAAATTGAAGGAGCAAGCCTGGGAGAGGGCCTTGAGATGCTTATCCCCAAATTGCAATCGGGGAACATCGTAGCGCTCTCTAAGATTGTAAAAGCTGCTACTTCTCATGATAAGAAGTCTCCTGGCACATTCGAGGAGCTGGAAGAAGTCCTGGATGGTATTGCGGAAGTGCAGGGCTTTGATTCATTCGGTGAACAGATCATAGAAGAGTTGGGAAAGCGACCTATGACCCGAAGTCTTCTACCAGACGATCTTCAAGAGGAAAAAGAAGAGAAGAAAGAGAATCTCGAGACGGTTTAACCTACAACGAAATAGTCATATATGCGCTACGTAAGCTTGGTATGGGTCGGCTGCAGGACGTGGAAATGATGACTTTATCTGAATTTCACTATAAACGCTATGCGGAAGAATACAAGGAAATTGACGAGGAATATCGTCTCCATAAACTAGCCTTTCTCATACGTAATGCTCAAGTTACTAAAAACGTTGGAACGGACAAGAAACCGAAAGAAGAGTATGTGTTCAGGGACTTCAAAGACTTCTTTGATTACGAAAAAGCTCTTCATTCCATCGATGAACCTTTTGATCAGAAAAAAGAAGAGGTGGCCACGTCTAAATTGTCCCCTGCTCAATTAGCAGCGCAACACAATAGTAGAAAGGGGTGAGGAGATGGCTGAGTATTCAATTGAAGCGGAGTTGAGGGCAAACGCGAGTAAGTATAAGCGAGCGATCCAATCAGCAAAACGCGTGACAGAGAAGTTCAAACGGGAATCGGAGTCAATTAAAGATGCTCGTTTAGGTGCAAACACTTCTCCTTTAAAGCGTAATCTTAAAAAGGCGCGTCAGATGATGAACCGGTTTGCTCTTAAGAAGACGAAAGCAGAAATTGAAGTTGATGCGGATACGTCTGAAGCTAAGCGTAAGATGGGCTTGCTCATGGCTGTCAAAACGGCTTTAAATAAGAAGGTCATCATTCCTATCGAAGCAAGAATTGAAAAGTTCCAACGGACCATGAGCCGTATAGCGAATTCAATTGAGGCATTCGATACTATAGCTGCGAATACTTTCCGTGGACTAGGAATCATGATCTCTTCTAGCCTCGTTCCTATCATTGCATCCATTGTTCCAGCAATAATGGCCGTAGGTAACGCTTTGGGGGTTGTAGGATCAGGAGCAGTCGCCTTAGGTGCATCATTCGGAATAGCTGGTAGTGCAGCCATTGCTTTTGGAGCAGCAGCAGCGCCAACCATTCAATCTATTATCGATGGGACAGCTACAGCGACAAAGGAAAATACCAAAGCTGCTAAACAACTAAAATCCATGAAAAGCGCTTGGGAGAAAGTACAGAAAGCCATAGCACCGCATGTGGCAACAGCATTCGGTAATGCGATGGCAGGACTAGAAACGATTATAGAATCATTGAATCCAATGTTTACAACTATGGCTGACACAGTGGCCAAGCTATCATCGAGGTTTGCGAAGTTCTTTGATTCTTCTTCAGCTCAAGGCTTTTTTGATTACTTAAATAAGAGCGCAGCACCGACATTTGAAAAGCTGATTAATGGGATTACAGGTTTCATTAAGGGTCTCATGAATCTAACGGTAGCATTCGCACCACTAACGGATTTTATGGCTCAAGGCTTTGAAGAGATGGGAAGCTCTTTCGCTAAGTTCACTCAACGAATAGCCGGATCACAAGAACTACAGTCTTTCATTAGTTACGTGAAAGAAAACCTTCCGGTTGTTAAGCAGATTTTCGGTGATGCATTCAAAGGTATTATTAATCTGTTTGTAGCCTTTAGTGATAACAGTTCAGCTATATTTCAATCCCTTTCTTCTATGACCGCTAGATTCAAAGAGTGGTCATCTACCATAGGGGAATCAGACGGGTTCAAGAGATTTATTCAATACGTCCAGAAGAATGGACCGAAAGTGGTTTCCTTGATTGGAAACATCACTCAATTTGTCATAAACCTTGGGGTTGCGCTAGCACCATTAGGATCCTCCATGTTGAGTACCATCAATTCCTTTATTAGCTGGACTAATACGATGATGGAAACCCATCCTGTTATCGGGCAAATTATCTCAGCACTGACTGTTATAGTTGGTGGTCTGGTAGCTTTGGTTCCTAACATTGCTGCGGCGCGCGCTGCATTTGCTGGTTTGGGTGGTGTGCTGACTAATGTAGTTGGTGCAGCATTTAACTTCTTGAAAGCACCCATTACGACGTTCAAAACATTGATAGCGCAAATCGGCGCCAGGGTTGCGCCATTGGCAGGCAACTTCTTGCCAATGCTTCGAGTGGCACTTGCTACTTTGACAGGTCCAATTGGTATTGTAATTGGTGCTCTTTCATTGCTGATACCGGTGTTCATAAGGTTATGGAAGGAGAACGAAGCATTTAGACAAGGTGTCCAAAACGCATGGACCATCATACAGAACGTGTTCACTACGGTTGTAACCTTCATCTCCACATTCGTGAAAACTGTCATCGGAGAATTGTTGGCTTGGTGGTCAGCGAATCAGCAGACCTTCTTAACAACAGCTAAGGTTGTGTGGGATACGGTCTATACTGCTATAGTCACTGTTTTAACGACATTGTGGGGATTCATACAGCAGGTAGTTTCACGTATTCAAGCGTTCTGGGCCGCGCACGGCGAAAGCATTATGCGAGTCGCTAAATTTGTTTGGGACACAATCCTTGGATATGTCCAAACAGCTACATCTGTATTAATGACAGTTATCAGTAGTTCCCTTAAGTTTATTCAAGGAATTTTTCAGGCCGTTTGGCCAGTCATCTCTGGCATTGTACAAACTGCCTGGGCTCTCATTTCAACTACGGTAGAAGTCGGTATCAACCTTGTAATGGGAATCTTGGATACGGTCATGTCCCTCATTAAAGGGGACTGGGAGGGTGCTTGGGAAACAATCAAAGGTACCGCAACAGATATTATGGACAGTATTGTGAACACCTTTGAAGGCATCGATCTATTACAAGTTGGTAAGAACATCATTCAAGGTTTGGTAGATGGCATTGGTTCTATGTTTGGTGCAATTCGTGACATGGTATCTAAAGCTGCTGATCTGGTTCCGGGATGGTTGAAGAAGAAGCTCGGCATTCATTCCCCATCAAGAGTCACTACTCGCTTAGGGGAGTATACAGGCGAAGGGGTTGTGGTAGGGGCTGGAAAGATGCTTCCGAAAATCGCAAAGAAAGCCAAGGAAATGGCGAGTGCAATCACACCAAAGAAAAAAGATATGACCATTAACCCAGCTCTTCAAGTGAAGGCTGCAAGCATCTCTTCTAGCTTGAAAAGTTTGAAAAGAAAAAGCACTGGCCAAGTGGAAAGTGCGGTCCATGCTGATGTTCAGTTCCGTGAAAAACGGTCAGCAAACATTAACTTGAACCTGGGTGGACGCAGCTATCGCACCTTTGTAAACGACATAAACAATGAGATAGAACAAGAAAAGGATTTAGAAGAAGAATTTGCATAAGGAGGTACGTCATGTACGGTTTCGTTGATTTTTCAGAAGTAGGTACGCAGCGTACCTCATCATCGATTCAAACAATCTTTAATTCAATCAACCTGGACGAGTATTTAACAGATGAATCAGGTACGTTCAGAACACTGACGGTATCAGGCAGAAGTAATCGAAAGAACAGAATACAAACGGTTGAAATACCATGGAGAGACGGTCTCTTAGAAGTAGAAGAAAACACGATGGCCGAACGAACCATCACCATCCAGTATCAGGTATCAGATCAAACAAATAAAGGCTTCATAAAACGGTGTGAGCGATTGAATGCTTGTCTGGACGGATCAGGAGAACAACTTCTGTTTACGGACGACGAATCATACTTCTTTGCTACGTTAGAATCGAATACGTTGCCGGAAGAAGATAGTAATACTTTGATTGGAACCCTCACGTTCACCTGTTCCAACCCATTGAAGTATGGAAAAGAATTAGAAGCGAACTTTCAGGGGGATACCTTACTGCTTTCCAACGCTGGAACCGGTAATGCTCAACCGATCTTCGAGATTGAAGTATTAGAGGACATTACGCATATCGACCTCGTAAAATCATTAGAGGAAGATTTGAAGTTCATACGTATAGGCAAGCCTCCGGTGATGTCCGATACTATTTATGAACCAGAAACCCTAATCCTCCATGATACATGCAGCACGATGAACGGGTGGACCCAAGCATCTGAATTGGATAACGGTCATATAGGTGGGGAAATGGTATCGGAAGGAGGACGTTTCAAGCCTTCTCTATTCGGAGGTGCCATACAACCATACTCATGGCAAGGTCCAAGTATGAAGCGATCCATTGGAAAGTCTCTTTCTGACTATCGGGTTGATGTAATGGTTGAGCTGGTGAACGTTGATAAGGGCACCGGAATGATTGAAATCTATCTACTGGATGCGGATAACAACGTAGTGGCCAAAATAGGTGTCGAAGATATATGGAGAACAAACGATAAGGTCCAGACGAAGTTTCAATTGGGGCCGGTTGGACCGGACCGTTTTCAATACTATTCGGAAGCCGACCAAAATTGGCGATGGAACAACTACAAAGGAATTCTTCGCATAACGAGCCATGGTCATCACCAGGATGGCAAGAGGAGAATCGAACCCTACTTCGCTTTAGTGCGACCAGATGGTGTTCACGACTGGATCCGTGGACGATTCACTTATATAGGTCCCAGTGGAAAGTTCGATCAAGCAATTACTCAAGTACAAACTGCTTTCCGTATCTGGGCACCTACTTACGACAAAGCTGATATGTTTATTGATGATATCAAAGTGTTCGAGTTGAACCCTCCACCAGATGAAGGGGCGAGTTATATTGCTCGTGCGGGAGATAAAATCATCATTGATACAGGTAAAGAGGAAATCACGCTCAACGGGGAATCGATTCGCAATAAACGTTCCTTTTGGTCCGAATACTTTGACGTGACGCCTGGTGATAACCTGTTCCATCAATTTCCGCGAGGCGCACTCCAAACGAAAATAAAGTACGCCCCAACATTCAAGTAAACCAACAGCCTATAGGGCTGTTTTTTTGTTAGGAGGTGAATGAATGCCAATGGTCGAGGCACAGGTTCACGTGAGGGATAAGCACTCAGAAGAAATCCTGGATGTGCTTTCTAATAAAAATGAGAATATGTTCTTCGATGATATTTATGAACGGTCGTTAAAGAACAATACCGAACTCTTTCGGTTTTCTACCTTACCTCAATCGAGAGCTAACCAGTTTCTTCATAAAAGGAACAGGTTGCTGATTCCCACAGAAGATAAGCGGTTGAGAGAATTTATCATTCGAGATGTCAGGCAGAACCGAAAGCAACGACAAATCCACAGTGTTGCTTCCTTCATCAATTTGAAGAAGGCAAAACCCATCATGCCGGGCACCTACTATGGAGCTACATTAAATACGATGATGGATGTAGCGTTGGCCGGTACTGACTGGGAGCGAGGCTATACCGATTATGCGGGTACGACCAAGTTCGTCATCGAGGAAGTCATGACTCCTTACGAGCTCATCCGGAAGATTGCTACAGAGTTTGATCGGGAGCTGGACTTTTATATAGAAGAAAACGAAGCAAACGATATCGTAGCAAGAAAAGTGGATGCGGTCGGCAAGAAGGAAGAATGGCGTGGCCGTGAAATCACATCGGGTAAAGACCTGATCAACGCAGAATGGAGCGAGACGACGGCTGATGTTGTTACAGCACTGTACGGAGTAGGACCCGAAAAAGAAGACGGTTCGAGAGTCATAGTAGAAGTCGTGAACGAAAAAGCTCGGCAAGTTTGGGGCGAACGCGGTGAGCACCTGTGGGGAGTTCATGTTATCGACACGGAAAACGTCGACATGACCGAAGAAGATGTCATCCGTTATACAAGGCAAGAACTCAACAAACGGATTGCAGCTAAGGTTCAATACAAAGTGAAGGCTGCGGATCTTGAATATATACTTGGACGATCTCACGAAAAAATTAGAATCGGAGACCGTGTCTGGATCAAAGCTACTGAATACGAACCAGCATTGTTTCTGGAAGCCAGAGTCATCAATATTGAAACACCTATTACAGACCCTTCGCAGAAGGTCTTTACATTAGGGGAGTTCATCGAATACGAGCGAAAAGAATACAAGGATATGAAACGGGACCTCATCAGGTTGATGAACAACAAATCCGTTTACTTCACTAGTGACACGCCTCCTTCTAACAAAGGAAAGGTATGGATAGATATTTCAGACCCTGAGAACCCATTGTGGAAGGTGTGGGATTTTGAATTATCGGATTGGATTGAAGGACCTGGCGGAGCTCAGGGACCACAGGGTCCTCAAGGTCCGGACGGTGAAAAAGGAGATACCGGTCCTCGTGGTCCTCAAGGTGAACAAGGCCCGCAAGGAATCCCGGGTGAAGACGGTGAGGATGGTGTTACCACTTACACTTGGGTTCGTTATGCAGATGGTCCGGACGGCACTGGCATCTCCCAATATCCAAGCGGAAAGAGCTATATAGGTTTCGCTTATAATCAGTCTTCTCCATTGGAATCAGATGATACCTCTGCCTACACGTGGTCATTGATCAAGGGTGCTAAAGGGGATAAAGGCTCCACTGGCCCAGAAGGACCGAAAGGGGATACTGGCTCTCAAGGTATTCAAGGGCCTCCCGGGGAAGACGGGCAGCCAACCTATACCTGGATTAGATATGCCGATACGGATTCAGGGGAAGGCATGAGCAATGTCCCGAGTGGAAAGAAATACATCGGCATTGCGACCAACAAATCTACTAAAACAGAAGGAACGGATCCTGCAGATTATACTTGGGCTCTCTATGAAGGGCCCAAAGGAGAGAAAGGAAACCAAGGGGACCGCGGACCAGAAGGACCACGGGGACCCGAGGGTATTCAAGGTCCTTCTGGCCAAGATGGGAAAACCACTTATACCTGGATTAAGTATGCGGATGACAGCCAAGGAAACGGAATGACGGATTATCCTGAAGGAAAAGAATATATCGGTCTAGCTTACAATAAGCTTTCTTCCGTGGAGAGTACGAGTCCATCGGCGTATTCTTGGTCTCTTATCAAAGGACCTAAAGGCAACACGGGAGCACAAGGTCCAAAAGGTGAACAAGGTTTAAGAGGTCCTCAAGGTATTCAAGGTCCTGCTGGAGCAGACGGTGAGCCACGCTATACTTGGGTGCGCTATGCGGACGATGCTCAAGGGAATGGCATGAGTAACTTTCCAGACGGAAAGACTTACATCGGAATTGCACCGAATCGTACTTCACCGACCGAGGAAACGAATCCTTCTGTCTATACCTGGTCATTGTACAAAGGGCCAAAAGGCGACACCGGAAATCAGGGACCGAAGGGCAATACTGGCTCCCAAGGGCCAAGAGGTCCAGCTGGTCCTAATATAGTCGATAGTGACACATATATAGAAACGAATATAATCAGATCCAACCATATATATGTCAGTAACTTAGCTGCCATATCAGCTAACCTTGGACGAATGACCGCAGGCAGTATTGAGGCAGGCGCCACCATCGATGTCGGTACCGATCTCTCCGTTGGTGACAATATCTATGTAGGGGATACCTCGACGCTTACTGATAAGAAAATGCTCATATTCCATGATGAGACGTTCGTGGAAGCTGAGGGAGGTAAGATGCGGCTTGATGCTGCTAGTGGTATCGATATTAAGTCAAATCTAGTCACATTGAATGGAAATCCCCATTCCTCGTCCCCATCCCACATGACCATCGAACCTGGTTATACTGCAATCAACCAGTACGGGACGGTGGCATTGGTTTCTAATGAGTTGGATGTAGAAGTTTCAGATTACGCATCAATCCAGCAAAGCAGAAGTCATGATAGTGGGGATTTAATCTTTAAAGTGATGAGTGTTGGGGGATCCAACAGACTGAGAGTCGAGCATGACGGTATAACTTCTACTTCTAATGGAAGGTTTCGTTATGCTACTGACAATGGTGGCGGTGGAGGAATTGAGCTAGCTGAAGAAGCGGGGAGAATGTATCTTAACCATGACATTGACTTTAGGAATCATGCCCTTATCTCTAATCACGGTGGTTCCAGCAATATAGACCATATTTGGCACGATGACGGGAACAACGCCTGGCACATGGTTTCGGATGGAGGATATAAGTATGGCGGTAATACTAAACTCTATATTGGCCGTGTTTACTCTAACTGGAGCCAGTGGTGTCATGTAAGCTTAGGTGGTGTTACGGATGGAAGGGCTTCTAACCGACCGGTTGCCATGATGTTTCAGCAGTTTATGCACTGGGTGGATTATACACCTTCTAGTATTAGCTTCGACAAAGTGGCAGGAAACGCAACTCCACACGCTAGTTTTATAAACAACGATGGTTTCAGCTTCTATGTCGAAGCAGAGAGCAACACATATTCATACTTTACTGGAACGGCAAATGCAAACAAATAAGAGAGGTGTTTAAGATGTTGAAGGGATTCGAGAAAGGGGATGGAAAAGGTAAAGTCGTCGTCACTTGTGATAAGTGTGGCAGCGACAAACCTTACTCTTTAGATCAACTTAATAGCGATTTTATAGAGGAACTCCAAGAGTATAGAAATCCTGTCTTCGAATGCGAGTGCGGAAGGGTTGAAGCGGTCAACATTAACCTTCCCACTTTTGATGAAGAACCCTTAGCTGACGACCTAACTATTCAGGAAAAAACGCAAAGGGAAAACGTAAACAAGTTGATCATGATGATTAGAGAAGACTATACGAGATAAAGGAGGGGAAACTTTGTCAGCTATTCAGAATCAAAATAGAGAAACTGTCAATGCCAATACGATGCTTCAAGTGTATAAGGAAGAAATGCAGGGCTTGATGTCCGAGAATGTAGTCTTGAAAGCACAATTAAAAGATGCGAGAAATGAAATTCAGCAGATGAAAGGAAAAGAAGAGTAGTGCACCTTATAAGGTGTATTTTTTATGCTCAAAAAGAGGCCCACTAAAGTGAGCCTCTTATCTATATCTATTTTAGGGGGAGAAATATTACATCCGTTCGCAGGTTGGGATTTTTTAAGGGGGTCGACCATGAGCCAGGAGCAAAGTTATGTAACAAGGCAAGAATTTAAAGAACTAGATGACAAAGTGGATGAACTGAAAAATGAACACACAAAGACAAAACAACGCGTTTACAACGTGGAACAGAAACTTGATCGAATTGAAAACAATACAACGTGGATCCTGCGCCTGATATTAGGCGCTATTATTATGGCTGTTTTAGCTTTTATTCTTCAGTCACCTGAGACTGGAATTACAATAGGAGGGATTTTCAGTGGAAAATGAAATGATGACACAGGTTTTGTTGTTTGCAACGGTAATCAGCCCTTTCGTAGCTGGTCTATTAGAGGTGATTAAGAGGTTAGCGGCATTGCCGAAGAATTTTATTCCCTTGACTGCAGTTGTTCTCGGAGTGGCTCTGGGGGCGGTGGCTTATCCGTTTACCGAAATGGATTTAGCGCTTCGTTTGTGGTCCGGTGCAGGTGCTGGGTTATCAGCAACCGGTCTATTTGAGTTGCTACAAAAGAGGCAAGGTCATACCAAGAGGATTAAGGAGGACTAATCATGAGTCGAGTGAAGCTAAAGACGTTATTAGATCGTTCTATTAAAAACATGGGCGATGTTCAACAGGGTGTAAAAGACAAAATTCTTCTATTAATACGTAAAGCATATGAAGAGGATATCAATGTCCAAATCAGCTCAGGTTATCGCTCTGATGCAGAGCAGCAAAAGCTTTACAACCAGGGACGTAACTCGCCTGGGAATATTGTAACGAGAGCAAAGCCAGGTCAATCTGTGCACAACTATGGATTGGCAGTTGATTACTTTCTAACAACATGGGATGGTGCGAAAGCAACATGGACCGTTAATAACGATTGGCGCCGTGTTGCTGAGATTGGCAAGTCTCTAGGTTTCTCTTGGGGAGGCGATTGGACAGGTTTTACAGATTATCCTCATTTAGAATTGACTAATGGACTATCATGGCGTGATCTCAACAGAGGACGTAGACCATCGAACGAGTTCCTTAACAAAGGAGTAACACGTAAAGGACACTCTGGATATAAGACGTATCTACTTCAACAAAAGCTGAAAAGTCTTGGGTATAAGCTGAAAGTTGATGGTTTCTTTGGTTCTGGTACTGATAAAGTAGTTCGGCAATTTCAAAGAGTTCATGCTCTTGAAGTTGATGGTTTCTATGGTCCTTCGACACAAGCTAAACTGGAGCATGAACTAGAAGGGGTTGCCGTAGCAGAAAATGAAAAAGAGGAGGAGAACAAAATGGAAGAAAATAAGGATCAACCAAGCAAGTGGGCGAAAGAGGATTGGGAAGAGGCAAAAGAGAATGGTTACTTCGATGGTTCGCGGCCCCAAGATACCATCACTAGAGAGGAAGCTGCAGTTGTAGTGAATCGTTTGCGACACAACTTTCGTGAGATTATTAAGAGAAACGAAGGAACAATCGAAAATCTTACAAAAGCGATTCAAAAATTGAATTTGTAACTTGCATATCCCTGTGTACTAAAAAAATTACTTGTCCAAATAATCATGAAAAAAATATATGGAGCAGGGGTGTTATTATTTCATCCCTGCTTATTTTTGAAGGAAAGGGAGAATTTTTGTTTGCAAAGAAGAGAATTCATTGGACTCTATTGGCTTTATTAATGATGGTTTTATTGATTTATTCCTACTATATCAAAGAGCAAAGCAATACACAGTGAAGTATTAGAGCCAGCGATAGTAGAGTTTACTAAAGACAATTCCTTAGCAGAAGGAATAATTAATGAAGGCATAACAAATGAGAGTTTGAGGCAAAAAGATATTCACCTACTATTAACTACATATGCTAATAAATTAAGTGATTTTGACACTCTCACGAAATTGTATCGGACGAAAAAGGGAGTCGTCTGTTCTTTCTATTTCGATATATTCCGACATATGCTAAAGTTATAGGTATAAAGAATCGTTACCAACGCAGGAGGGTTTGGGTGGATAAGAAGAGTTATTTAATCGTTTCAGGCATTATTACTGCATTCTTTTTGTTTTTTATGTGGTGGGAAATTTATGACCCAGCAATACATAACGAAACCATGCAAGACTTTGCTTCTCAATCACGCTTCCAAGATTTAATGCAAGAAGATGCGGCTAACAAATACGGAACAGGATATAGTATAGAAATTTACAAGTCCGACGAGAAACAAGAGCTCCCTTATAATGTGAGTTCTGATAAGTATTATACTTACACCATTTTCATCGACATTAAAGAGAAATATCGCCATTTCTATAAATCCAAACAATGGGAAGTATTAGAAGACATCACAGAACAATTTGAAAATGTAAAGGTCGGGGAGGACACAAAATACGCTGGTTACTACGACGACGTATTTTTGACATATATGGATGAAGACTTCGAGTTATATGAATATCGTATGAATGTGTTCGGATTTCCGAAAAAGTTGAACGGTGACGAATATGACCTGTTTATGAAAGCTTACTATGAAGACGGAGAAGCGGTGTATTACAGGTAACTTTGAATCATTTCATAGAAATGAAAAAGTCGGTCTCATGACCGGATTATTTGTAATCCATGAATATATATTGCATATTTAACCTCACCAACTTCTTTTTCCTGTAGAATGGTAACGTCGAATTGGTCGAGAGGGGCTTTTTACAATCTGGAAAATTGTGATAGCATTAACTTGTTGCCTTTTCTCTTGTGTCGATTAGTCACCGGCAGCTTAATGAGAATTTAATCATACATAGGCGATCCCCCTTCACCCTAGTCAGGTGAAGGGGATTTTTAGTTTTAGATAGTAGAAGTATTAACAAATTACCATGCTTGTCGATATAGGTTTAGTGTGGCATTAAGGACATAAGTTAAAAAGAGTAGTCGGTTGATTGAATAATATAATTGATTTAATAAGGAGGGTATTAGTGTAAATGTGACGAAATTTCTTATGGTAAAATCTTATTAAGCAGTCAAAGTTTGTTTTAAGGGTCAGTACATAAAATATTAAATGCGTAGAAGGTGTGTAACAGTGAACATTAACTCAGACGTAAAAACTATGGAAGATATTCTATCGGATAATATAAGGTATCATGTTGCGAGATTTCAAAGAGAATATGCTTGGGACAAAGTAGATTTAAAGGAATTTTGGGAGGACATCAACAATAATATTATTGAAAAAGATGAAGGTTATGACACTCCTGAATACTTTTTAGGTTCATTCGTATTTGTAAAAGAGAACGATGACGCAACTGATCTTAAGATAGTTGATGGACAACAAAGGCTAACTTCGATACAGTTGCTCTTCTCAAATATTGTGGAAGCATTAAAAGGTAATGACATGGAAGATGAGGTTCAAGATGTTTATAAGTTTATTGAAGGAATTGAGAACGAAAAGCCTTACTTTAGGTTGCAAAATGAGAACACAAACAATTATTTGAGGCAAAGGTTACTCTATGTAAATAAAAAGGAAATTCCTCCAAGTAGTGCTGAAGAAGAAAGTTTGTTGTTTGCTTACGAATTTTTTGAAAAGGAATTAAATCGTAAAGCTAGGAAACTGAAAGAACAATATGGAGATTATTTAATTACACTAAAAAGACAATTGTTAAATTTACAAGTTATAGAAATTACAGTTGATAATGAAGATGAAGCATATACCATTTTTGAAATACTTAATAGTAAGGGACACAACCTAGACAATATTGATTTAATAAAGAACCTAATTTTTCAGATTTTGGATGGAACTCACCCAATTGACGAAGCGAAGGCAAAGTGGAATTCAATTAAAGAGAAGTTAAGGACAAGGTCTGAGAAAATTAATATGGATACCTTCTTTAGAGATTACTGGCTTTCTTATCATGGACATGTACCTAAAAAGAATTTGTATAAAGCAGTCCGAGAGTGGATTAATGGCGAAGCTGAGAATGCCATTAAAGTACTTAACACGATGGAGAAAGACGTAGAAACATACCTGAAAATTGTTGATCCTCAACCAGGAGATTGGTTACAAGAAGATTTTAAACAGTATTACTTCACTTTAAAAGCACTAAAAGTATTTAAAGTTACTACTCCTAGGTCCCTTATCATGTCTGTGTATCGAAACTTTGAAAATCGAGACGGCGCCCGTAAGCTTCGGTTAAAAAGAGATGTGATCCCTTTATTAGAGTTTATTGAGCGTTTTCATTTCAAATTTACTGCTATTAATTCCGGAAGAGCATCAGGGTTGGAAATTATATACGGAAATTGGGCTGGTAAGATAGAGGATGCTAATTCTAGACAAGATGTTATGGCTATCTTAGAAGAATTGAAGGGTAAGTTAGGTGCTAAAATCCCACCTCAACAAACGTTTGTAAGGTCCTTCGGAAACTTATGGTTTACTAATGAAGAAACAAAAGATAAAAAGTTAATACAATATATCTTTTTCAATATAGAAAGGCACATTAGACAAACAAATGAGTTAATTCCTGGAGAAAACTCCCTTGACCATTTAAATCCTCAATCAAATGTATCTTTGCCAGAAGTAGGTAGGATGGGGAATTTATTAATGGTAGGTAAAGACTTGAATGAGAGAATGGGGAGTAAACCTTTCGCTGAAAAAAAACCTATGCTGAAAGAGTCAGAATTGGAAGTAGCAAAAGAATTCCTAGCGAATTACGACTCTAAAGAAGAATGGTCTTCACAAGAAATAAATGAAAGAACCAATGAAATGGCTATAAGGGCTTATAATGTAATATGGGAGACATGAATATGAATAAAACAGAGTTAACTAGTAGAGTAGTAGAAAAAACTAATCTCGAAAAAAAAGACATTCAAAATGCATTAAGTGGTATTTTAGAGGTCTTGACTGAAAGTCTCTCAAAAGGCGAAAAGATCCAGATACCAAACATCGGTACTTTTGATGTAAAAAAAAGATCTGAACGTAAGGGGAGAAATCCTCAAACAGGGGAGGAAATAACAATCCCTGAAACGAAATATCCAGCATTCAGTCCAAGTGACGTTTTAAAAAGGGTAGTCAACAATGTAAGTGTCTTAGAAGTGCTAAATCAGAATAAAGAAATTAGCAAAGAAGAAGAGAACGTGCTTAATTATGTGATTGAAAAAACAAAAAGAAATGAACTTACTCAAATAGAACTAAAAAATATTTCGGTTGATTTAGACCTTTCATTTGAAGAAGTCAAGAGAATAATTGGAGATCTTATGAAGAAGAAAGTATTAGATACTATGGTTTACTACGGTGATGTTGATGTTGTTCATTTGCAAATGAAATATCATGTTTATCTATAG